CACCATTATTCACAACTTCTTTAACTAACATGAATCTACCAATAGAGAAGCAACAACATGGAAAACTAACTGGTATATAAAATGAACCAATGAGTTTGAGAGAATTTTTGCAAATTATCCTGTATATAGGAATACCAACTTCATTCATTTTTGCAGTCATATATTCACTTTTGAACAAGATGTAATTAACTAACACTATGAAAGAACAACAAATAAAAAATATAGAAAGTTGTATTCAGTTACTCAACTCTACGTTAGGAAGTATGTCTCCAAGAGATGCAGATAATGTAGTACGGAGTGTTTCAGAAATATTACAAACCACAGTAAATATGTTGAAACAACTTAAATAACACTATGAACAAAACAGAAAAAGTAGCTGAAATTATAGTTTTATCAATAGTAGCAATTGCACTTATTGGTGGGCTTGTATCATTTTTTGACCACGCTAAAAGCAAACCCAAAGATATTACTACCCCTAGTAGTACACTTACCAATGTTGATACCGATGAGTATACGTTTGAAGATGCGTGTATTGCTCCTGGTCAATTTGCCTATAAATTTGTAGAGGCTCATTCTGTGTCAGAACTCCTTAGTGATAGTAGGTATTGTAAAGATATTTTTTTGTGGAAAGAATATAAACGAACTAACTAATATGAAACAATACATTCTAAAAACAAAAGATGGTGGTAGTAAAGTATTTTCCACTCGTACCAAAGCGAAAAAGGCAGGTCGTAATATTAAAGGTTCAAAAATAATTATATGGAAATAACATGACCACACTTCAAGAAATATACGCAGGAATAGCATTAGCAGTCGTTGTAGGAGTCATTATTAGTTACCTTCTCAACGCTATCATTGACGGCTCAGAGTGGGAAGGCAGAAGGATGGAGGTAGAGGATGAAGATAATAATAAATAATATATGGACTACGAACTAGCAAAAAAACTTAAAGATGCAGGATTTCCACAAGTACCAAATTATAATTCAAAAGGTAATCTTGTAGGTTTTGGTTTATGTGGTAAAGAGCTAAAAAATGAAAATTGGGGAGTAATAACTTCTGTCCCAAACCTTTCTGAACTCATAGAGGCTTGTGGGGATAGATTTGGAAGTTTGAGTTTATTTCACGGTGGAGAAGGTTGGATAGCAGAGTCATTTGAAGATGGTGGGATTGTTTCTGTAAAGACAGATTTCTACAAAACCCCAGAAGAAGCAGTCGCAAATCTTTGGTTAGAATTAAATAAGAAATAACATGCACAAATTCCTATCAAAAAGAATGTTCACTCTATTACTTCTTATTGGAAGCATATCCTTTGTAGGAATGGTAGGTCAGTTTATCAGTATATTTTTATTAAACTAATATGGAACTTTCAGAACAAGAAATCAAAGAAATGACCAGTCTGGTTGCTTCAAGGAATGGTAAGAAATCGTGGATCAAACGTACTAAAGGAAAGACCAAGAAGGAGATTAAAGAAATGATGAAGAAGATCCGTAATTCAAAGATAGAGGATGAAATGGATGATAGTTCTGGACCGACATTTGAAGAGAGAACTGCTGATAACTACCCGATAGGATATCCGCAGGATCTGTAATTAGTTCATTATCAATAAGTTAAGAGGATAGCCGAGAGAGATGCGATGAAAACAGGTTCGATTCCTGGCTTAATAAAATAAGCATAGTCTGGTGACTATCTCTCTCGCATGTCCTCTTAATAAAGTTAGAATGGAGAGCAACTGGGGGAAGTATACGAAGAGTTTGCTCAAAGTCATACATCACAAAATCTGTACAGGTTATGCTCGCAAGGCATACAAACATATTGCTTCATATGGACACTCAATATGTAAAAAGTGATGATAGACCTTATTTTGAAAGCAGTCCGCTTTCTCAGCAAATATCAGCTCAGACATGGGATGGAAAGCCCCAGATGTATAATTCCCCAGTTACCCTTCACTCTAAACTTTAGCAGGAGATTATTAAATTTAATAAAAAAATAAATATGGACTTACAAAAATTAGTAGATTCAATGAATGAATCGTCTGCGAGACAAAGAAGCGGTTATCATTTAACTTATGGGGGGCTGATTGATGCTCTTAAAAAGGCTCCGCCAAAGGCTCTGTTTGACAAGAGGGTAAAAGGCATAGGCTCTTGGAGAGGTTCGTATATTGAAATTGCTCTTTTTACTAAGGATGCTGGTTTTCACGCTGAAAAAGAGGAATTTAATAATTACGGAGGTGATAACTTTTCTGAAAAGTATGCTATTTGGGAAAAAGAAAATGTCATTTCAGGAGAAGAATTGCCACGAAATGCTAATAAATTAGGCGAGTTACTGGAGTCTTTACTTGGTTTGGATTTTGTCGGATACAAAGGGGGTAATTTCAAGATTGAAAGATATAAACCACTTTGGTTGTGCGAAGAATATAGTTCCTCTGGGAATACGGCTATTATAGGTATAGATGAAAAATTAAAACTTATAACAAAAGAAATAGAAGATTAGTCTCCCCCACACTCTAAAAGGTTGTGAGTAAATAAAATATAAAAACATGACAAAACAAATAGACGTAGATAAATGGGAAGCACCAGAAACCAGAGATACAGGTGCTTTACCAGATGATGACAAACTACCAAATCCATTTAATTATGAGGAATGTCCTAAATGTGGGTATGCTTTGATTCATTTGCATATCGGAAAGGTAAGAAAATGTGCCTCACTTAAATGTGATTTTGAAGGAGAATTACCCCTCACCCATAAAGTAGGTGTGCAGATGGTTATTGAATAGCATAAAAAATATATGAGACAAGAAATAGCAAAAGTTGGTTTAATTTACAGAGGAATGTTTAGGAAATTCCTAGTAGAGATAGGAGTAGATTTTATAGAAGTAAAAAACTGGGGGCAAAGTATTTTTTATGGAAATCCTACAGATGAACAATGGGAAGATATAAAAAATTTAAACAATTCGCTCACCTCCCCCTAACTATCCACTGGTCATTAGAGAATAACAATAAATATATGAAAAAAAGAAAACGAACATATTACGAAGTTAGTGCTGACTATGAAACTGAAATATATAGATTCTACAAGTATGAAAGAATGGTAAATTTTATTTGGCAATTTATTCCGAGATGGGATTTGAAACTTCACATTTTGAAAATAAAACCAAACCAATGTCCTATTATTGGCCGAATTGTCAGAAATGCTAGATGGCCAGTTAGGTTCTAACCCCCTCTCACTAACTATCATCAATAATTTAATAAATAATATGACAAATCTAATAGAAAAAATAACAGGAAAATATATACACGAGTACAGGACAATTTTTGGCATTGTTTATTACATAAAATTTCACTAATATGACTAACCCAATTATCGTATCAGAGTGTGAGAAGTTTGAGGGATTACTTTACGAATTTGCAGATTCCGTAACAGATAGAGATGGGAATGTAGATAGTATCGGAAGTAGTGGGTTTAATATAGCTAGTGAAAGTATCAAATCCTTCCTCACTTCTTCCTTAGAGAGAGTATTAGCAGAGAAGGATAGGGAGATAGTTGAGATGGTTAAAAAGATGAAAATTGATTTACCATCAGACGGAATAAATAGTTTCGGAGAAAACAGAGATTTTTGGAAAGGACATAATTGTGCGGTTGATGACATCCTTTCAAAACTATCTAAGTAGGGTTATGCACAAGATCACATCAAAGTCACAAAAAACACCCCTTACAAGGTGTTTTTCGTTCAGCTACTTTTTTGTTTTGTGTCTAAAACAAAAAGTATGTACCCCTCCGTTTATCGACAATGGAGGGGCCTGTGACGTTCGCTATAAGGACTTTATAGTATCTTTACACGTTGACCATATACGGCAATTTCCTGCCTTTAATTGAGTTAATGCCCATTGAGTAGACCAGCGTATGTCCTTTGCTTGTTCTGGACTTATATCACCATGTGCAGGCATATGTATTTGCCACGCACCAAGACTATTTCCGTGGTCTCCTACGGCTTCTGGGTTAAACTGACTTTCTCTTTTAACGATACCAAGAGCTAACTGGGGATTAACTCCTGCGATTAACGATTCAGTGACTATGTAATCTTTAATAACTTCTGGTGACTGGTTTCCTTGTGATAATTGATTGTAATAAAAAGCGAGTGCGAGAACTATTGGTGTCATAGAGAATAATAGGGGACATACAGAAAATTCTCGATACTGTTATTGCTCGACGAAAGCAAGAGGTATCTTTGCCGTGAGGTGGATTACTTTCTCAATACAGAGCCAAATTTTTGAAACGCATAGCTTGTGTCGAAGTACGCATAAGTAACTTGTGCGAGGTTGAACACGAGAATAGCGATAGCTTTGTATTGTGCAGGTACAACATCTAACATGAGAATGTTTGCACCCATACTTACGATAAAATGTAAGACTAATTTAATGTTTTGCATGATTTATTCCTAAATGGAATGACTTAATTATACCAAATTACAAACTAAAGGGGAAGTCATCTTGTGGATAGCTTCCCCTTTCGAGGTTAGGTGTGGTAGGCGAGGTCTTTGACCATGTCAGACCAGAAGTTGAAGAACCCTTGCTTCGAAATGACAGATTTGAATGTCTTTTTGAAGCAGTTGCCGTGATAGGTTTCACCACCTTTTTTGACCCGTTCAGGGTCTTGGTCAGCGATGGAAGTGTGGCACACAGGACAATAGTTCATGCAAACGCTCCTATTTGAATCAAGTGTTCAACTTTTTTCCCTTTTCGTTTTTCTGTTCCTAGATAGGGACAGTTTCGTGGTGAGCAACATTCTTGTATCTTCTTCACATGAGGTTTTTTGCCTCGTATGCAGAAGTAATAGAGATGTGTGTCTAACTTTGGATATTTCACCTTTCTCCTCGACCAAGGAGTTATTCCTTGGAAACTGAATAGCTATGAATTAAATTTCTAGATAGAAAGTGTCGCCACATACTATCTAGAAATCTGCGACCCTTTTAATAAATTATGCTTCTATATACTCAACCTTAATTTTCTTTATTGTTTTTATCTCTGCTTCCATCAATCTATCTGTTGGATTCAATTGCATACCCTCAAAATAGAAGGAAATTCCACCATAACCATGAATTACTAATTGAATTGTATCATTTACTTTATAATCGCTTGCTTGTAGACCAATACCTTTAGCACTAACTAAAGAACCACTTTCTATTGAATTTGATTTATCCATTATTTTTTGTAGCTATTCAGTTTTCAAATAACAACTCCTATAAATGGAGGGAATAGCATTGTAATAGCTCGCTTTAAGATAAAATAATTATTGAAGCTACAATGCTATTCTCTTAACTTATAGAACTTCGTAACTAATCCTTTCTGTTTCTGATAGAACTCCAACCATGCTGAAAGTGACCAGTAAGACTCTAGTGTTCCTGTTTGGCTATCGTTTGAAAGAATTGCGTTATGGCCACAGGCTCCAATATGTCCATGATTGTTTCCTTGTGTAATAGAAATAATAATATCTCCAACATCAGGTGCGGAGATAACATCACAGTTCTGTGAGAGCCATACATCTATTGAGTTTGTTCCTTGAAATCCTCTAGCTGGGATAGGGTAGCCACATTCTTTAAGTAACCATGAGATGGTTTCCGCACAGTTCAAAGTCTTTGGCACAGTTGTATCTAAAGTAAGATACTCACCTTTGTGTTTCATCGCTAAGTCGTAGAGTCTTTGAGATGGTGTTTCCATTGGTGTAACTATATCAGTTGTAGGAGTTTGCACAACAGAGTTATCCACAATCTTGTTCATTTTCTGTTTCATTAAAATGAGAACGAAATTGATGTACAAATCTCGTAGTGTTTCCCATAATGTCTTTTCTCTTTTTGCGTCTATTGAGTCAGTTGAAAGTACTGCACTTCCACAACCCCATTCATTCAATGCACTGTTCAAAGTCTCTCGTGGCATGAGGTTAGTCTGTCCACCCCACCATTCAATGATGAGCATTGGAACGCCATTTACATTCGTTGTACCAGTTACCCAACCTTTCCCTGCGAACATGTGACCTGATACTGGGGTTACACCTAAAGGCATGACAGCGTTTGGTGGAAGGTTAAGCCATTCTCTGTACCATGAACACCAAATAGCGATAGGAGACTCTGCAAGAAGCATAGCTGAACGACAGTTATCAAAAGCGTCATACTTGCCTGTGTCTGCACGAAAGTAAGAACTGAAAGGCTTTACACGTTCTGTCGCACCGATGGGCAAGAGTCCATTATTTACTACTTCACCGAGGACTGTACGAGGGTCTGCACCACTAGAATCGTGAGGTATACGATTCCATAAGTCTTGCATATCATATTTTACTTTCGTCTTATTCTGGGCGAGATAAAGAACTGTATAACAGGTACATTCGACATCACCTGGGGCTTGGATAGCTTCGGGGATATTTGGGTCGTCATAATTCTCCGTATCAGGAAAGATACTTATTTGTCCAAAGTGTTTATATGCGTGGCTATCACGACTGTCCTCGAGTAGTTTGATGTTCATTTGAATATAGATTTAATAATTGCACCACCATCACGCAAGGCAACGAGTGATACACCACTAGCTACTAATAAACCAATAACCCATTTGGCGACTTTACCAAACCCTTTCCCATCTGCATAAAATTCTGTCCATGCTATAAGAGCTTCTGTGTTGTTTCTATCACTAAAGAAATTGAGCATATCCATAATTGCTTTTTCGTTTTCCTTAGCAAAAAGTGGACTCGCTGTTATCTTTTTAACTTCTTTTAAAAGTTCAGGTGACCAACCGCTAGTGCCTAACTCAAGCGCTTGTTTGAGTATAAATGCAATTTCTTTTAATTCCTCTGGACTTAATTTTCTGTTTTCCATTATATTATTTCTTCTATTGGGGCTGATAATACTGGCTCTGCGTAGACTACTGCTTCAATTTCAGGGAATTTCTGTACCATTGAATCTCTCAAATCTTGTTTTTCTGATAGTTTAGAATTTCTAATATCAATCTGACCCTGTGCTTCTTTGATTTGATTCTCATAGCTTGATATTTCTGTTTGTAATCCAGCAATTTCTCTATCAAGTTGGTCTAAGTCAACTCTCAAATCTGGCTGAGGTACATATACTCCTTTGTCGTCTTCTGTTTTTGTGATGTCTTTTGTGTCCATAAATTTATTGTACTCTACTACTATTTGTAATTGTTACGACATTTACGACGGGTTTATTAAGTTGCAAAGCTCTTGCTGTAACTGCGGCTTTTATTTTGTTTATAGTATCTGTCCCTGTATCTGTATCTAAGCTTAAAACCTCAATGTAATCTACGTCTACCCCTGCTACTGAATCTACCCAAATAATAGGATGAACTTCAAGGAAAGCTCCTTCTCCTGCACTTCTAATAACTGGAAAACTGTTTACTGGACTGTAATTTATATCTTGTACATAACATCTTAGCGACATATATTTTTATATTAATTAATAATTACCTACATATTAAACTTGGTGCTACTATTGGGTCTGCTACTCCATCGCCTCCATAACCGTAATAAGCAAACCATACTTCGTCTTTCATATCCGTTGCGATGTTGACTGATGCCGATGTTACTCCTCCTGTACTTGCTGTTGATATTGTCGCTACTGCTGGAGCTGTTGTGATTGAACTTCCGTCTATCCACTTGTAAGTAACACCGTTATCCACTGAATAAGCTGGAGCCATTACTGACCCTGCTGTTCCAATAGTTGTTACCCATCCAGCAATTTTACAAGAGGTTATACCAGAGAAGTTAATTTTTTGTACACGAGTTTGGTTTCCAAGCCAAGTGGTTGTGGCAAGAGGTTGGTTTGTAAAAGTTCCCGCCGCTTGTACAGAGTTTATAGCGTTAGCTAGACACACTCCATTTTGTGAGAAACATCCACCAGTTGCATTTGCACCGTTTGCAAATGTTGAGGTAGCTGTTGTAGAGGTTGCAATAAATGTATCTGCAACAATGTCTCCTGCTACTGCCAGTTTCTTGTAAGGAGAAGTTGTGCCAATACCAGTGCTTCCATCATTTTTAACAGTGATATTTTGTGTATTTCCTGATGCACCTCCATATCCTTCAAATAGGTTACCCGATATTGCAGATGAGATAAGTGAAGTATGAGAGTTTGAAGCAAAAACACTTGAACCTGCTTTTGCAAAAGTTGCCTGTGCTCCTGATTCACCAACGACATAGAGAGTAGCTCCAGGGTTTGTCATTCCTATACCTATGTTTCCATTTCCAGTAATCACAAAACGAGTAGCAGTTGAAGAACCCACTACGAACTCTGGTACTCCACTACCAAGACCACTTGGATTGACTGAAAGAAGTCCCCATGGAGTTGAAGAAGCTAGACCGAGTAAACCACCAGTACTCATAGACATTCGGTTAATTGTTGAACCTGAATCCCACTCATATCCTCCTGCTCCAGAGTTGAATATCATCACACCTGATTTCACACCAAGACCATAAGATGAACTTGGTGAACCACCATCAAATAGACCTAATTGGTATTCTCCATAACCATCCATAAAACCCACTGCGAGGTTGTTACCGATTGAAAAGTGCATATTCGCAGAAGTTCCACCAATAGCAGTATTACCATTTCCTGTCATCAAAAAATGTGTAGCAGAAGATGAACCTATAACAAATTCAGGAACACCAGAGCCGATGCTATCAGGATTTACTGAAAATTTACCCCAAGGAGTAGTAGATGAAATTCCTACAAGTCCAGCACTTGTACCACTTGTGACTAATGATAGATACTCGTTTGAACCCGTACCATCAAAAAGACCTATACGATTTGTTGATCCAGACCTAAGTTGTCCCGCTGCGGTTGAACCACTAACTAATTGAATAAATGGATTTATTGACCTTTGTAGAACAATGCCTCCTGCAATTGGTGCTGATACCTGAGTAAGAGAAGCAGACTGTCCAACATACAAACCGCCAGTTAGATTTCCGTTGCCTACAACAGATAGAAGTTCGTTTGGTGTACTTGAACCTATACCAAGATTTCCGTTTGTAGAAACGTAAATACCACCACTTGTTACACCATTACCGATTGAAAGAAGTCCCGATGGTGACGAGGTACTAATACCAGTTGTTCCTTCTATAATAAGACCATTTGTAGGTGCAGCAATATTATAATCTGCACCGATGCTCGCATTACCATTCACAGTAAGAAGTGAAAGAGGTGTGGTGGTTCCAATACCTACTTTATTTGAAGATGTGAGAGTAACAGTGTTAATACCTGCGTTTACAAGGTTTGTTACATCTGGTGCAGATGAATCAAATCCAGTATTAGTATCTGCATTAAATGAGTATTCAGGATATGGAGAAAATCCTGTTCCTACTGAAATACCTGTTGTAAATGTAGATGTTGCTTGTCCTTGTGTACCTTTCACATTGATTACTCCTCCAAAATAATTTGAAGCGGTGCTTGTTGCGTAAATAGAACCAACATGAAATGGGTCTGTTGATGTTGCTATCCATGCTCCAGTGGATGTAGAAACTAACGCATAGCCAGTTGTAGGAGCAGATGGGACTGATATTTGACCTGCAAGAGCTATTCCACTTATGGCTAGAAGTATTCCTATTATTATGTATTTTATATTTTTCATGTAATTTATACTACACCCCAGATGTCGTCTGTCGCTGGGATTGTTAATGTTGCTTTTTTCGTTCCGTTATTCCATGTCCAGTTTACCGTTCCACCTGCTGTCGTTGCTTTCATCCACACATTATCTACAACGAGATATGATGGTTGTGCGGTTGCAGTAGAAAAGGTAAAGACTGTTAGAACACCATTTGGAGTTTCAGTTGCAGAAAGAGCTGTTAATCCTCCACCACCTGTTGAAGCAATAACCTTTTTACCATCTACATCAGTTGTAATTGTAATATTAGATCCAGCAGATACCACATCACCCCCTCCACGAAAACCTGCAGCGAGTGATCGGATAGGACGAAGATACTGTTCCAAACCTTCAGTCATGTCTCCAATATGCTTTGTAGATAATTTCTTTTTACCAGAGTCGAGAATCTCAAATACTTTTTCAACAATTGCGTTATGGTCAATTTTAGGTGATTTTACTTCTGGTATTTTAATATACTTAGAAGCAAGTTTTGCAATTTTCTCCTCGTTTATAATAGGAGTTTCACCATCTTTAGGTTGTCGTATTTGAGCAAGAACTCTTTTAATAATTTCATTCTCATCAGGAGATACACCATCTTTAGGAATAGGATAATGAATACCTGGGACTGGTATTGGTCCTGGTTCACCAGTAAAATCAGTATTCTTTAGTGTGGTTAAGGCTGTATTAATTTCATCAATAAGAGCATTAATTTTTTCAATATGAGAAAAAAGAGCTTCTTCAAATTTTGAATTATGAGAATCAATAACCTCTGAATGTTGCTGTTTCAATTGATTCAATTCCTTTACCATCTCAGTTAGCTGAGCATATCCAAGAGCCATATCAAAAGCTGATGGTTGTGGTAATGCTTTTATTCCTCTGTAAGGTGATTTTTGCATGTTATGGAATTAAATGTTTTGCACCTTCTAATAATGCTCCCCCTCCAACAATTCCTGCACCAACTTTTAATTTACCTTTATTTTTTTCTATAAAACTACCTACCTTGCTTGGTTTAGCAGTAGTCTCTATTTTTGCTTTTGACATAATGCCATTCTGTGCTTCATACATATCTCGCATATCTGAAAATGCTTGTTTTGCTTTTGGTCCTAATTCAGTTTCTGCATCAGTCATTGCATTACGAAGAACAGCACGATTCTGAAGCCAAATATCCTTTTGAGTCTGTAAATCCTCAGGTGAAAGTTCTGTAGCATTTTTAACATTTGCTTTAATACTTTGATCGTATTCTTTTGCAGCATTCCAGATATCATTGAGATTTGCTTTTTCATTTGGAATTGATTTTGGTGGTTCATACTTAGCATCAGTTAAATTTTGAACCTTAAATGCATTAGTTTCTTCAGGAGTCAAACTTCTACTCAAATTCTTATTAACAATCTTTTCAAAATTAGACTGCCATTTTGCAACATTCGGTTCATCAGTTGCTTTTGCTTCATCAAGTTGAGTTTTCTTTAGATTTGAAATGTCATCAGATATTTTCTGTATTGTTTCACGATTAAGTGGAGTCGCTTCCATCTGAGGTTGAAGTTGTTTTGCTGTTGTACTTATCTTTTCATCAAGAGCACTAAATAAAGTAGGTTCATCCATTTTTGCAGCATCTGGAATAAGCCTATTAATAGTTTGAACTGATTTAAACTGTTGATCTGATGTTGCAACCCCACTAGGTGTTCCTTCTTTTAATAATCCAGATTCACTACCAGAATACAAACGTCCTTGTTCAAGAGCAAGTTTTGCTTCCTTTATTGTAGGCTTAGGAGTAATCATTTCTTTTATCTTTTGAAGATCAGAACCTGCTTGTATCGTTGCATTTCCTTCTGCAGTTCCTGTCATCTTGCTAGCAAGAGTATCACCTACATTAATTGCACTTTCAGGAATATTCTTTATGGTACTTGCTACTTCAGGAACTTTCGTTGCAGCCTCACCAACTCCTGCGATTGTTCCAGCGACATTTCCAAGATTAGAAACATCTTCAGCTACTCGTGAAGTAGTCTGTCCTGTATCTGACATAGCAAACTTTTGAAACTCAGGATTATCAGTAATTTTATTTATTAAATCACCAATAAGTCCGGCATTCTTATCTCCTGAAGCTGACTTCTGAAATGCGTCTATAAGAGGTTTAAATATTGGAGCGAGAGGAGAAGAAAGAATAGATGAAATACCAGAGGCAACTTTTATACCACCTTCTAAACCAGTTACTGCACCTCCTGCTGGACCACCACCTTCTGAGACTTGATCTACGCCTTGTTTTGCTTGTTGAAAGCCTGATTGAGCAGCAGATCCAATAGTTTTAAGCATTCCACCTACAGGACCACCGACAACAGTTTTTCCACCAACTTTTATATCATTTGAAGTATCTGAAGATGCATTAGGATTATAGCCAGTGCGTTGTGCAAAGGCTTCTGCGGCACTCATTGGAATACTTGAAGAACCTGTAGAATTAACTACAGTATCTCCTCTCTGTGACGCAACTGCTTGTATTTCTTCAGGTGTAAGTGACATATTATTTAATCTTACCTACTGCGGTTAAATACTGTACTACATCTTCATTATTCCATGGTTTTCCATCTGCATGTTTCTGACTCAACATATCGTATACTTCCTTCTTTTTTTCTGGAGTAACTGCATATGAATCCAATTTCTGTTGATTCTGAATATCATCATGTGCAACTGAAATATCAGGATTTGAAGAAGTAAGATTTTGAATTTGAGACTGAACTGCACCTTGTTCACTTGTCATTCCAGATGTGACATTTGACATGTCGTTTTTCATAGCCTCTATTGCAGCCTGAAGACCACCTGGTGTTTGAGATGCATTCAAAAGTTTACTTGCTTCTTTTGCGGCGGTGTCTGTAAGACCTTGCGTTGATCCTGCACCACCAGATGTTACTTTTGCATATTCTCGTGCAGCAGTATAAATATATGTTTCAAATCGTGTAAGTTCTTTTGCTTCTGTAAAATTAGACTGATATTTCTGCATCATTGAGTTAATAAAAGCAGAATCAGTTCTAGTGACCTGAGGTGATTGCTGTAATGCTAAATCAAGGTTATCAAGAGCTGTTTTTGAAGCAGCAGATGTTTGAGTAAGTTTTGTTGTAAGAGATGATTGAGAAGATGAGAGTGCTTTATACAAAGCTTGCTGTGCGGTTGCGTTACCTTTTGTAAGTTCACCTGCACGATTAATAACTGCCATACGAGCAACTTGAACATTTCCATTTGCTCCAAGGCCAAGAGAAGGCATTGTTTTAGATGTAATATAGTTATTTGCTGCAACGTCAAGGCCATTCTTTGAAAGACCACCGAGATTGGTTTGCTCTTGATTTGGATCTGTAATAGAAGGATCAGGTCGTCCTACAGCAACAACCTTAGTGCCTGATTCATATTGAGCTATTTGCTGTGCTATTTGTGCAGGATCTAATTTAGAAAGTGGAGTAGTAGATGATACACCAAGATTTTTTGCAATGAAATTTGCATATGCTACTGGATCATTATTATCTGAAGCAGGAGCATACTTACTCATCATATCTTGAAGATTTGAATACAGTCCACTATTTACTTTTGAAGTAATATCATTAACAAGAGCATTATATCCATCCTGGGGTGTATCAAATTTTGCAAAACCACCTTCTCCTTGCGTCGCACCTGCTTGACCAATGAATCGAAGATTACCTGGATTATTATTTCTAAATGCTAATTGATTCGTTGTTGTACCGATATTCTGAGGAATTGTAACAATATTAGAACCAACTCCACCAGTTGTTCCAGTTACTTTTCCAGAAGCAGTTCCTACTGCTTTTGCCTTATTGATAGCCTGAAGCCATGAAATAGGATCAAGAGGTGTTGTTCCTGCTGGCAAACTAGCAACATATTGATTATATCTTGCAATATCCCCTGTACCACCTGCTGCATATTTACCTGCTGCAACAAAACCTTCACTTAAAGTTTTTGCACTTCCTATTGATTTAAGAACGTCTGCAGGAGCACCATTTGAAGAAGCAGTTTTCATCAAATCAGTGAGCATCTTTGCGTCTGGTTGAAGATTAGCAAGAGTATCACTTACATCTTTTGCTGAAATATTTGTATAACCTAATTCTGAGAGTTTAGAAACAATTGCAGATGGATCAGTTATACCAGAAGAAAGCACGGAAGCAATTGCTTTATCTTTTGTTGCTTGCTGATTCTGCTCTACAAGTTGTTGATTAAGTTTTGTTTGTTCTGCTGATTTTTCTTCTCGGATTTTCTCATAAATAGCCATTTGCTTATTAAGAATTTCCATATCACCTGATTGCTGTGCCTGTTGTGCTTTTACAAGAGCATCATTTTCCTGTGTTTGAAGAGCTGATATCTTATCAAGACCTGCAGACACAACTGCAGTTGAAATTCCTTGTGCTGATACTCCTGCATATCGTGAAGAACCTCCTAAAAGGAGAGTTTGATTTATACTTGCTTCACCACGAGCATTCGTATCTTGTTGCTTTGCAATAAGATTTCCATACTGAGTCTGAATGTTTGCCATAAGTGTGGCAGAAGAAGCATCCATTGATGTCTTCATATCATTCATTTGCTTCAATATAGAATCTGTACCAGTATCACCTGTTGATTGAAGTGTTGTTCCAGGAATCATTGATCCCTGTCCTGTAACAGGAGTATTATCCCAATTGTAATAAAGATTTCCATCAATTCCTGTATATGTTCCATTCTGTTCTCGTGCGGTTGAAACACCAGGAGCAGCACCATTCATTGTTGGATTTGACTGAACAGCATTTGTTAATTTTGTAGTATCACTAGAAATCTGTTGAGTTTTATCTCCTGAAATTGTTGTAGGAGTAATTGATGTAGTACTACTTGGTTGAGCAATAGGATTACCTAAAACATCATAACCTGGTTTACCTTGATTTGCTGCTTTTTCTTGATCTTGAGCAAGAGTTGTTCCTACGGTTCCTACACCGCCTGGAGAAATTGTTGCCATTGTTTCATCAGATATAGCCATATTATTTAAGGATTAACACATATTACATAAATGGTTCCAGCACTACCCGTAAATCCGTTATTATTAGCATTTTCTGAAATCGTCCATGCTGTTGCAGATGATGGATATGATTCATATACCCAACTACCAGGAAGAGCTGCACTACCACTAACACCACCACCAGAAGCTTTCAAATTTCCAGTACAAGACAATGATGTTGTTTTTGTAGATGGTGTTCCACCATTAAAGTTACCCATAGCACCACTAACCAACGTAACACCTGTACAACCAGTACATCCATTTGAAACTACAAGATTTGTAGTTGTTGCAAGACCATTCACAATAAGGTTTGTATTTGATGTTGTTGAAGCCGTTCCACCAATAGTAACTGCCTTACCAAAATATGTAGATGTTCCTATGTTTACACCACCAATAACAACAGGAGAAGAAGTCGCAATATATACACCAGCATTAAATGTAGTCGTTGCATTAAATGTTGAAGTTGCATTTGACCAGTTATAAGGAGAAGTTGTTGATATAAAATTAGGATTTAATGTACCATCATTTTGAGTAATTGGTACCCAAAGTCCAGCTTTATATGGAGAAGATGTTGCGTACTGTGATTGCAAAACCAATGAAGCACCTGTTGATCCAAGATTTGTTGAAGATGCCATTTGGACCTGTGTTGCAAGTTGTATAATACCCTTTGCTGATTCAGATGAGTTTGGAGCACCAGCAATTGCCAAAGCATCTGCATACGCCTTATTTACAAATTGATTCGATGTTGTTGCTAAAATACTGGTTGTTGGAAGATATGAATTAAAATTCCAAAGACCAGTAACTGCTTCATCGTTTGATTTATTAGCATATTGGTTAGTTAATTGAGGTGGATTTGAAAGAATAAATATTGACTGTCCTGAATGAGGTTGAGCAAGTGTTGTAGAAGCTGTATAAGGATATGAAAACGCTAAACCACGAGTTACTCCAGTCAATGTAGCTGTATTGTCACTATTTTGTGTAATACCTGTAAATGAAACAAATTCTTTACTTGATGTGTTATTCGGATCAATAGTTGCATACTCAATTGATGAATTGAGATATGACATAGTATATTTTATGTTTGAAACAGGCTCTTTGAAAGAAGAAAGAGTAATCGTATTCTGAGTAGAACTTATGGAAGATTGAAGTCTGTATGTCTGTCCTCCAGTAGGATTAAATGCACCAAAAGATTGAGTTATTTGTTTTGGTTGTTCTTGACGAACTTTTACATAACTAAACACTGAAACTGCAAGCACAATTGCTGATATAAGTCCCAAAGCTATCAAGTCAATAAATCCTTTTTTATATTTCATAATGTTTTATTAATTATACCACACTTTGCTTCTTTTTGACAATTTCAACAGCTTGTGCTGTACTTAATGTAATATTTGCTCCTAATGAAAGAATCTCCCAACGACAATCTACTTCATTTGAATACACCATTGGTGCAAATTCAAAACAATCCGTCTGTGATTTTCCTATAATTACTCTAAATTTTGGTAATAAATCCTGATCGTCACTTGCTATGGTCAATCCTGAACCAAGAGGGTTATCTCCAAGGGAAGCGTCACCAAGAGAAGGAGGGATTGCTCCTGTATATGTCTTTGCAAATGGTGCTTCTACAATGTTTAAAGCCTGAGAAAGTATCTTTGTTGCACCCTGATAATCGTAATATGTTGCATCGTATAGATTTCCAACCGCATATCCTTCATAGTACATTTTATCGAAATTTATCTTACCTTGTCGTCTACCTCCGTTTTGATACGCTAAAAGCATTACTGATGAATAGGGAAGAGGAATAGTCGCACCACTTCCAGGAGCATCATCATGCCACTGACCTGTATTCCATAGATAATATGTTTGAGGGTTAGAATTTGAAAATCCAACAATATCTCCATTTATTTCATCTATTCGAGATATTCCCCATACAAAAGGAGCATGCCATAATCTCTCTGAGATAACATTTCCACTAGGATCAACATTTGTTCGGGTTTGATGAAGGTATACTCGCCCAGCATTCGGAGCAACAAGATATATAAAATCACTAATAGCTTTTATATGACCTAAGGTAAAATCTTCTTCTGAAAGTTCTGTAAATATCTCTTGTGAAAGACTTGGATATGCAGGTTGATTAAGATTTCTATACAAACCAATAGTACGAAGTTGCTGATCCTTAGAAAGGTATATAATGGTATTATTTACCACTGTTATAAACTCATGTGCATATGCTCCTGCAAGTGCTGGAGTTGGTTGTTTCTCAACTACTGTTTGTTCAGTAAGTGTTGTATTAACTGTTATCTGGTTAAATGTTTGTTTATACCAATCACTTGTTCCTGCTGATATCCATGCAGCACCATCTTTTACAGCAATACCTGTTGCGTTATTATCTAAAGTTAAAAAATCACCATCACCAGGAATGCGAGGTGATGATTGGCTATAATCAATATAGCTAGAATTTTTAGATATATAAATTAATCGAGAAGTATACGAACCAACATATAATTGATTATTTATTGTCCTTAAAAAATCATTTGTAAAACCAGAAGCCGGAGTTGTTGCATTAGTAACAACCTGAAGAATTACCACACTATTAGCAGTTTCAGCAGAAGCATCTCCTGTTACTCCAGTTAAATTATTTCCTGATACTCCTGTATATGTATATGAATTACTTCCTATTTTTACTGTTCCTCCACTTGTGGGGAAACCTGCTGTTGCTGCTGCTCTATCTAAAGTAATAGATGTATTTGCGACTGCAGATACAAACAACCCAAGTCCTCCATCCCACCTAAACAAATTTGAATCACCTCTTACAAAAGTAACAAAATCCTTTTTAAGGGTATTATCCCAAATAGTATCGAATACATATCTACTAAGAGAAAGACCTGTCTGCAAATCATACCAAACCTTAGAACCACTGATACTCGAAAGTACTTGTAATTTAGTATTAGATACTCGTATTGGAAATGTTGTACCTAAAGAAGAATACCAGACAAATTCTGAATCAACTTTTGCAAGTGTGTTATCAATAGCATCGTATTGTTTTCTACCTGGACGATTAGCAATAGTTCCAGAAAGTTTTTTATAAACATTAACTGACCCACGAATAAGAATATTTGATTTTATATTTGTAGGATCTGCTGAAGACACATATCCATGAAAATTGGAAACCAAATGTTGTTCAAAATTGTCTGTTCCTTCTGGTACTCTCATTTTTTTCGTATTCTTAATGGTGTTGTTAAAGCCTTTTCGACTGTCCAACCAAGATAAAATCTATTCAGTAAAGTATCATTTTCAAATCCTAATATTTCTGCCCATTTAGCACAACAAAATGTTTTTCCCTTAAAAGTAATTATTCTATTACTTCTGGTATTTCTACTTTGTTCTTTTAGTGTGGACCATTTACAGTTTTTTTTACAATAATTTTTATTTGAATCTTTTCGATCTAAAGATGTATTTTTCTCACCAAATTTTTCAACATGTTTAAGATATGATTTATACATATCATTTTTAAACTCTTCAAAAGAAGACCACTCACATTTTATTCCACGACCACCATACCATTTATAATTATCTTGTTTTTTATTTGTGCATCTTCTTAAAAGAGCTTCCCATATAACATATATTCTTTCTTTTTTACCGACACGACAAAACCCATGTATCAATCGTATTTTACTTGTTGGCGTTTTATTATTCATATGAATTTAATCACTGTACCAATTACCCACTTGTTTTATCGTTTGACTTGGATTTGTAGCCCAATAAATATCATACAAACCATCAGCAACCTTTCGACCATTTCGTGCAACTCTACCATTTAACACTTCGCTAATAGTTGCTATCACACCATTAGCCATAGTTCCACCTTGCTGCATTGCAACACTTAATGCACATTCCTGTTCATAAATAGAATATGCAGCATCATTCATAATGATAGTATCTGCAACTGTTGTTATTGACTGAGATGGATTTGAACCAGAAGCCATGAAAATGGAGGCTGTTTCATAAATCACTGTGTAAGGAGAAGGAAGCGATATCCATAAATCACCAACGTAAAAGTTAGTAATAGTTCCTGCAGTTGCAATATCTATTTCAGCATAAGTAATTTTAGTTACCACTGGCGATCCTACTGTTGTTGCACTTGATAGATTAAAAGGAACAAGCAACCATTCTCCTAATGTGAAAGCACCAAGAAATCCAGTTGTCGATGTTACTGTATAGTATGCTGAATTACTTGAACCTATCTTAATAGTTATAGAAGTAAGATTAGAAAGTGTTTCTGTAGAAGGAATACGAATTGCAAGAAATACTACTCCTACTCCAACATAATCTGTTAAATCATTTGATGGAATTGTCTTACTTATAATTCCAGTTGATGCACCAGTAAGAAGAAAACGCAATGAACCTGGATCTTGATAAAATACAGTCTGATCTTGTGTAATTCCAGAAGCTGAACCAGAAGCTGTCCATCCTGTTGTATCAGTCATTGGATCAAGTTCTATTTTTGGAGTTGGTTTTACTGAAAATATTCGCATAATATCAGTACCCTTTCTCGCTTCAAATGTTATTTGTGCTCCATTTGTAAGATAACCTTTTGTTCTATCAAAATCAGAAATATTATCTTTATACACAAAATCATTTGAATTTCTTGATATTCCTTGAGGTTGAAGATCAACGATATTTGTACCAAGCAAATCAGTAGGAGCAAGATAATCAAAAACACCATCATATACAGTAATCTGACTCCTACCCATTGTTGTAGGAATTGATAATTTTTGTACTACTTGTCGTGCAGTTCTTTCATATGCAGTGAAAAGGTTTGTTACGTTATCAAGATCCAAACCTTGAAGTATCCCCGACACAGAATCATTTAGATTTGCAACGGTTTTTTGAGCCATATTAGAAGTTTTGTTTTTTAGCTACGAGATCTGCCCATACAGCACCATTTCCATTTGCCACAACTTTCAATGTAATCACAAATCGTGCGTATCGAGTTGGTGTCTGAACAGAAAGTAATCGAGTTGCTCTATTTCCTAGAGGAGCAAGTGCCTGACCACCAACAGTTGATGAAGCAAATTTCCAAGTAAATTGTGGAACTTGTGCAATATCAATTACTGAAGGAATTGTTGATGTTGAATATGAATTTATATCTGTATGTGTACCTTCATACCAATCGCAAGCATTTGGAGTAGCAACACAATCAACTCCAGCTATACCTTGTGAAAATTCCTCATTAACTTGAAGTGTTGAAACTGAAGATGATGCAGTGAACGCAACCAAAAGTGCTGCTGATTCAGAACCAAATGAACTTACACCACCTAACTGAGAATCCCAATAGACAGTTGTTGTCGCTGTACCAGGAGTCATATATGTAAGAGTTGTTGTCGCTGTATTTCCTGCTGTACTTCGTGTTGTACCAATAAATGATTGATAAAATCCTGATGGATTAGCATTAACTTTTCCAGAAAGAAAAACAATGCCAATCGCTATCAAAATTATTGTTGCTAAAATATATTTTTTCATAATGTAATTAAATTTATTAATCGCCCAATCTCAATCCCCATAAGGGACTGAGTTGATCGACTAAAGACCAGGAACTGAAGAAACTGGATGACTCACTCGATAGAATGTTGTCGAAGCAATTCCAGAGTTACCTAGGTTAGCTGATGTTCCTGTTTGGTTAAGGAACACACCAGTAATATATCCAGAAGTTGTTGAAGCCTTTACTCCAACAATTTCCCAGTTTGGAGAAGCTGCTCCGAACTGTGGGGATGCATTTGTTGATGTTGCAAACCAAATGTTCACATTATCACCAGATACAACTCCTGTTACTGGACAATCAGCTACTGTAGTTGAAGATGCTGTAGTGTTACCTGCTGTAACCTGCAGAGTACAAGTACCTTCAATAATCGGACCAAGTCGTGAACCATTAGCACCACCAATTTTAAGAGCTGTAGCATCTACTTCATCGTAGTTTGTTACACCCCCAAAACCTTTAGTAACCAATGGAAATACATATCTACCAACGAGAAACGCAATGATTATTACCACAATCATTGCCACCCATTGTTTTTTTGAAAAAAATGACATAAGTGATTGTGATTAGTGATAATAACTATACTGTTCCGTCTGAACCAACGAGTCCTGAGTATTCGATTGTATCGACTTCCTCTCGTGCTCGAAGTTTATATTTGTACTGATCGTTAGGATCTGATTCCCAAGGCACCAATGTTGAGAAGAATGCTTCTCGTTCAAATCGAACAACTCCATGGTTTGCTGCACCAACAAAGTACATAGTAGTCTGTGATGTTGCACCTGAGTTATCAATGAACTGGTTCCAGCAAACTTTCGCTCCTGGATACATTTCTGAGAAGTAGTTCAAATCGTTGTTACCTGAACCAGCTCGAAGAACTGATTTAGCAACAATTGTTGCATCGTGATGAAGAGTAGAACCACAAAGAATGAACTCTGGTTCATAACCTACTCGAACACCAGCCTGGTTAATCTGACCTCGAAGTGAAACAACAACAGTGTTCAAGTTTGCATCTGACATAACACCTGTTTCATAGTTGTCAACAGTATCGCCATTGGCGTTTACATGTGAGTTTGAAAATAGTGCTACTGAATCTCCAATTGTTGTTGAGAGTGTTGTTCCAAATCCGTATGCATAGAATGAAAATGCATTCTGATCTCGTGAAGCAACCCATGACATTGTTTCCTGTCGAATAGCTTTCGCTACAGCTTCATGCTGTTGATCCATCATAAATGAGCGAGAAATCGGCACATCTTTGTTAAATTCAGCGATGATAGTAACTTTTGGAGAGAATGCATTTTTACTTGCAGTCTTCTTAGCTGTAATATCCTGAGCTACACCTGTGATGGTTTTCTTAAAGTAACCACCTCCACCCATAACTGTTGAAACAAATGCGGCCTTATCTGCACCTTGCTGTGTAAACACAACAGCATCAGTTGCATATGCCTTACCATTTGATGCACCAGGGATAAGAGTGTTATCTCGAATGTCATCAAGGGCTGTTTTGACGAGTTCTAGGTTAGGACTTGTTGAGTAATTTAGACCTTCCATATTTGATAAATATTAAGCTAATAAGATTAAGATGTAACTGCAATTGCACGATCGAGGACAGTACCTTTTCCTGAGTAACACCAAAGAATCTCTGATGTTGAAGCGATACCACCTACAATTACAATACAATTTGTTAATGCATCTGCTGCCGCTGTATCGATCGTCCAGTCGGTTGAAGTCAAGTCAAAAATCACACGCTTACCCATAAGTACGTTAATGAGTGCCTGTGTGTTTGCTGCTGTCGCTGATTTTGCAAATCCACGATAAATAATACCTGGTGCTGGGAACCAGAGATTTACAATACCTGCTGCTGAAGCAGTTTCTGTTGAAACATCTTTTGCGAGTCCTGCAAATGTACCTGAACCTGCGAGAGTGTTACCAGTGACGTTTCCATCACCATCTACCATTATTTGAACTTTACCTGTAGCTGTTGCGGCATCAATATCTGTTCGTTTTGTCGGTGTTCCACGAGCAATAGAAGCAGTAGTACCTGATCCAACAACCCACTGGTATTCAAAAGTTTGTGTAGTATTTCTATCTATTGAAAAAACTTTTGCCATCTTTGTGAAGTTATTTTAATAATACTTCACAAAATATTAAAGTTATTATTTCATTTTCGCCTCGTTTGCTTTTCGAGCTGCTAGAATTTTTTCCTTAGACATCTTATATGGAGGTCGCATAAATACAGTTTCTTCTGGAGTTGGAACAAATTCCTCTTCTTGGGAAGCAGGTTGTCCACCGCCAGCCGCCACAATTCGTGGTTTACCATATCTATTCATCTCTTCCAATATTTGTTTATTCTTAGGAGCACTTACAGCACCAAGAGCAAGTCTAAAATCTTCCTCTGGGTTTTCTGAAGGAGCTAAACGACCAAGAGTTGCCTTTACTTTATCTCGTGTTTCCTCATCAGCAATTCCATCAGCCAACTGCATTGCAGTTTTTGTGATTTCTTTTGCTTTTTCGGCTTTATACCAAGCAGGAACTTCGTCATCTGAACCACCCAAAACTTCTTTTGGATCAATTCCTAATGCCTTAGCTTCATCTGCTTTCTTTTTGAGATTGTATTTAGCGATCTCTTCTGGCGTTCTTGTAACTTTAGCATCTTGTGAAAGGTCTTTGCCTTCGTCACCAGTTTTAGTTTCTGGAACTGTTGTTGTTTCTGTCATGTAGTTTTAAGTTGACTATAAACTTAGTAATTATTCTTCCCTTTGAGCGAGAATTTTTAATTGAGCTTCGAGTTGTTGGCTAAACCAAATCGCAGCTCTATAAAAATATAAGTCTTCAGGAGAAATTGCTTTGTGTAATCCCCCCACAACTGATGCGTACAATACTTGCTCATTGATAACCTTCAATGCTGCGTTATCTAAAGCAAGACGTGCACTCTCTCTCAATTGTCTTATCTGTTCAATGCTTAAAGAACGACCATTTAGCAGAATTTCTCCTTCATCATTCGTACTAATTATACCATTGATGGGAAGTGCGTGCAAATTTTCTAATATATGGATAACTATTGAGTTTCTTTCTTCAAGAGAAAGTGAGTTTTTACTCAAACAATAATTAACCAACCATGTAGTAAATTTATTCAGCATTTTCTTCTTTTCGTGGTCGACCTCTTCGTACCTGTGATTCCTCTTCTTCGACTACTGGCTCATCTACCTCCATAAGTAATCCATTCATCTGAACATATCGTGCTTTTACTCTTTCCTCTGTAATTTCAATTGGTTCTTTTCCCTGAGCAACCAACTGCTTATTAAGATTTTTCATTTCTAATACTGCACGATTGTATTTTGAAATACTTCCTGGTGAAACCCATTCGTATGGTAATTTATTTTCTTGCATATTATTTAAATCCTTTTTTAGCTCCTTGATAATTTTTTGCACTACCTCCTGTTGCTATTACCTTATGCAATGGCAACGTCTTATTCTGTTTAACAACTGGCTTTGCTTGTGGTTTTGTATTCATAATTTTACATTAATTGATTAAGATGACTCATGTCCTGCTTTGGTGGACTCGCCTGTCCAGGAGCAGCAGAAGCTCCTGGAGCAGGATTGGCTGGTTGACCATTTGGTCCCATAACCGCTCCCATCAAAGCATTAACATTTCCCTTTATTTTAAACCTATCAGGATCACCATCTGCATACTCTTCAATAATAAACTCATCGACCACTTCTTTCATATCAACATATGGTGATACTACTGGATTTGCAAACATCTGAAACGCTCGAAGTTTCTTTTGTTTATTATTACCCATTGCAGTATCAGTAATGTCAACAGGATCAATATAGAACGAATACTTAGTCCTTGCAAAGCGATATGGATTTACATGATACAATACATTATCTTCACCACCTTCTTTATATAGTTTCCAACCATATGCATCTATTTGCTTCTGGGTCATCTTCTTACCCATGAATGCATCTGTAAAGATAATTTTATTAGTTATATCCTTTCCTTTTTCCTTACTCTTCGCAAGAATTGTTTTATATTTCATTGATAACGCCTCTGGAATCGTTGCATCAACTTCACCCTGAGTTGTATGTTGAATAACACAATCCATTGTCAAATATCCTATCTGTGTAATCAAATCAGCAATCATTACACCAAACACCCCTAAGAAGATTCTCGCTTGATTCTGAGCCTGTATAGAGGCTGTAGCAGTCACATTAGGATCAGTACTACCTTGCATAATCTTATCCTGCGTACTCTCTGACATATCTTCCTCTTGTTTCCTCAAAGCATTCATTGCACCAACAAGATTTGGTCCCAACTGGAACGGAGTCACTTGTGATCCTGCAGGAACACCAACAGTTGCACCTGGAGCGATAACTGTGGAATCAACCTTTGAAAGACCTGTAATAAACATTGGCTTTATAACATCCAAATAGGTACCATCAACTAACAACTGATGCATCTTATTCTGTGTTGCATCATCCCAATACTCTTTAAACGCTGCGGACTTTCCGTATGCAAAGCGTCCTGCAGGGTCTATTGGTTCAAAATATGTCTTTGCAATAGGATAAATAGGTATAGACTTCCATTCATTACCTATCATTGTCATTCGCCTATGAGAGAATGGGTTCTTATTATATGGATCATCATAATTACCCATGAATACTCCTCCAACAAATGTTACTTCCAAGTCCTCATCACGATAATATGCCGTTAGTATCTGTACATAATTCCTATCACCTTCCGTCCATTCAATATCAAATAAAGTACTGCGATTCTGTCCAGCCATGACTATTCGTGTCTTTCCAGCTTCAACATAATCAAACTGGTCTTTACCATCCACAAAGAACCTATTTGCGTATATCTTCCTCGCCTGATCCCATGAAATACGATTAATGCGGATAACATATGGCTGATGTTGTATCTGGTTGGTGAACAAATCAGCAAGAAGTACCTGATCTATCGGTATAATATTTAACGCAAGCCCTGAAAGGAACTCATCGACCACTTCAAGGATATCCACCCCACCACCTGCTTTCTGTTCCTTAATCCTTTGAAAGGCCATCACATAATCTATCTCAACAAATACTGCAGGGTTCACCAGTGCCGATAGTACAATGTACAAAAACTTCGTTTGATACTCTGCTTTCCTCAAATGTTCCTCAACCAATATCCGCATCACTCGTGCTGTCATCTTATCTGATTCATTCTCGTCATTCTGAGCATTCACCAATGGGAATAACATTGATGACAACATATGTGCCAATATCCCAATAATCTTATTGCGACTTGTATTCTTCCTTCCTCGCCATCGCCATCGTTTCTGTTGCGGAATATACTGTGCTCCAACAAACGCACCAAATGTTTCCTGATCTAATTTCGCTCGTTGCAACAAAGAATGCCCATCAAACTCATCCATAACACGATACTGTAACCTCCATGAGGTTCCATAATCCTGTTGTACTCGTTCAAATAACTTCAACACTTCAGCATTTGGTTTCCATGCTGATTCAGCGAGTTTTTTATATCCCTCTTTTGGTATACCCTTTTCATCTGTAACGCTTTGTCCGATCAAAAGATTTTTAGTTAGTTAATAATGTATTATAATTATACCACATCTTTACTTCTAATCATAATTCGGTATATGCACCACTATCCCTCCTCCCATTCTATCCTTCACTAACGAAACAACTGCATACCGCAAAGCATCCAATGTGTGATCTCTTCCTGCCTCTGGCACTGGAGGATTTAAAAACTTCCCATCCTTATCAGTCCTCCACAAATAATTCCTATACTCGTTTATCAAATTTGCACTTCGGGACGTCATTGATATGCGTTGCTGTTGTACCACTGAGATGCCATTGCGAACGCTATCCGCTCCTTTCTCACATGGCAACACTGTAAGCCCATATGAAGCAATCTCAGCAATTGATTTCGGTTCTGCTGAATCAGCAATAACCAATACCGGGGTATTCCCATGATTCAATATCACATCCGCAATCATCTTGTTACTCATCTCCTTCCTGAAGACCAACTCATCAACGATATATCCCCCATTGTAGTAATACACCGCTACAATTGCGGTAGGATCATTAGAGTAACCAAAGTCTATCCCATACCTCTCCAATCTCGCCTCATGCGGTATATCTTCAATAATCGCCCAATCCTTGTATATCTTCCCTTCCACTTCACCAAGTTGCCCAAGACCATACACCTGCCACCATCCCTTACGATTCTTTCGTTGTTCAATTGATTCGACGATGTTCTGGTCAAGTGATTCGTTGTCTAAGTAAGTCAGCGTTAATTCATCCCAGTCATCTCGTTTTGGTTTTATCTCTGTATACCACCAAAACTCATTTGTTGGGTTCCAGTCAAGTATAATAAATTCCTTCGTTCGCACCTCTAATTGTTCAAATGCATCAAACGTGACGTTATTTGCCTCGTTAATGAAAAGTCTATCACGTCTTGCTCCTCGGAGTTTATCACCATTATCAGAGGAGAAGAACTCGATCTTTGAGCCAGTCTCAAACGTATAAATAAAATCAGTTTTATTCCATAATTTCTCCTTGTAATACCCATGCTGTTGCATAATATTTAAGAAGTCTCTTATCGCTCCTCGTTTAAGATGGGGAACAGACTCTGAAACAACTGAAGTTAGTGTCGGTGCAGTAAGTGGATCCTTTTGGGCTTTTGCTATAAGGAAAAGAAGCGTGGCTATAGTCTTTCCTGCAGATGTTCCGCCAGGGATACCATGAACTCGTTTAGGAGGAAGTTCTGTACCATCATCTAAGATGGTTGGTTTATGGAGGCGAATTATCTTTTTAGTTGCAGTAGTTTTTTGGAACATGTTATTCTGCTTCTTTTAATCTTTCCTTCATATCTTCAACACACATTTCAACATAATCAATCATTCCATCTGAAATGGTGTTTGAAGTAGCTTTCCAATATGAAGTCTTATCATTATCTGGTTCTGCATATGCTACGAATATCTGTGTATACCCATGGCTTTTAGCTAGTTTTTCAAGTTCGTCTATAAAAACACTATCGTCGTTTATAGGGGAAAATGGTGAAGGTATTGATTCTTGTTTCATAATAGTTTTTGATAATTGTCAAGTGAAGGCTAATGGGGGATAACTCGTAAATTTAAACTGTCAAAAATATTCGACCAGCTACTCAATTCGCCACCCCCATACTCCCCCCCTCCCATCGTGTCGCACAAGATGTCTTGTGCGACGTAGTATATTTTATGGCTTAGTATAGCGATATAATGACATGAGCATAGTATTTCGGTATTCAATTACACAATATCTTCATTACCTTGTCTAATCTCTCTCGCTTTTCCCTTGTCTATCTTGTGGATCACTTCGTCATCATCAAGTTCCATTACTGGTTTAGGTATTATAAGCTCCATTCTGTCCGTTATACGCTTCTTGAGCTTGTTGTACTCTTGTATACCTTTCATTTTAGTTGGAAGGTCTTTGTGTTGGTTGATTATGAATAGGTGTTGTTTGTCTACATTTTGATCGTTGAAGCCTTCATTACTCAATAACTTGTTAATATAGGCCATTATTTCAGGTTTTGAAATCAATTGTTTTGCTGAACTTGTAGCAGTTAAGTAGTTATTTTGTCCATAAGCTTTCATGTAGCATCTTGTAGCATTGCCATACATTTCATGCTCAAACGAACAATAAAGCTCACAGAATAGCTTTTGTTTAGCATTTATCTTTATTTTCTCCTCCACCATTATTGTTTTCGGCACTGATATAGTTAAGCTCATTTGTACATATTATAACATAACTATTAAAAACTATAAAGCCACTTCATTATCTAATGATATAAAATTGTTTCACATGTAACATATAATTATAACACATAAACCTAAAAAACACAATTAAAATTATACCACACTTTTTACAACATTGTACCACACTTTTGTGTACTTTGTCCCATTTCAGACGACAAAAAACTATATTATTAGCCATATTTTTTGTGTACTTTTTTTGTAAAAACTCAAAAAAACACGAATATGGCTCAACATAGCCATATCTTTGTTTGCTTATTGCCTATATAGTAATAAGACGACAAGACAACAAAAAAAATAGCTGTCGCATTTATAATTTCTACACGAAAATACACCTTCTAAGTGTAGATACACACACTTAGAAGGGATCTGTATTTGTCTACTTCGTGCGTTTTGTGTTCTTTGTCTGCTTATTCCGTGTTTCAGACGACAAGACAACTAAAATATGGCTAATAATATAGAGCCAACCTATTGACAAAAAACCTCAAAATATGTATATAAACAGTTATCCACAATTTATCTCTTTACATTCATTATTTCATTATATATACTTATCTTGTAACCCATTAACAACAAATAATCATTAACACCACTACAATGACAAAAGAAAAATCACAACCATTACAAGACTGGACAGAGATATACGAGTCCTTTGACTCCAATCTCTACGGCACAGCAAAAAACCGCCTCCAAGCCTATCGTTTCCAAACACCTCGCAAAGTATTGCATTTATCCCTCAAAGTCCTCGCTACAGCTCTTATAATCGCTTTAATAGCCATTCTAGCCGGCTATATGTATCAGCAATACATGTTCTCTCAACATCGTTCACAGCTAGAAGCTGTCCGATCATCACAACATATCAACAACATCCCAAGCTACGATATAGCTATCACTTATAAGCAATAATATGAAACATATAGCAACGTACTTAACAAAATATAATCAAATGAATATGGAAGAAATAAAAATATCACAGCTTAAAAGAGCAATGGAAGTAAAAAAAAGACAAGACCGAACAGAATACATCTGTTTTACTGATACAGCACCAGAAGATCTAAGAAGCTTGTTTTTGGAACATTACAAGGTAAAAGACATAGACTATCAGATTTTTTCTAAAGCTATTGATACTTATTTGGAGGCTTGGGAAAATAACGAGGATAGCCCGACATTACTTATAGATTATATCGAAGAAAATTATAACGATTTTTCTAGTGTATATACAACAGATCGTCTTTCATACCTTGATATCTTTAATCAAAGTGAAATAACAGAGTTTGTACAATCTTATAAGGTAGATATCGCAGACGCTTGTGCTATGTGGTATGACGAACAGGTAAAAGGAGCAATCTCCATAATCCATGAATGGGTAATTAACTCAGAAGTAAAATAATATGGAAAATAAAAAATACATGATAGTACGTTTTTTTAGAAAAGAGGGAATGCCCTCAAAAATAAAACAAAAAGGTTTGACACTTAAACAAGCACAAGCCCATTGTTCTGATCCAAGAACGAAAAAAGATGGAGTGTGGTTTGATGGCTATACTCTACAAGATAGTCAGAGATAACTTTTATCCCTCGCTTCACATTATAAAATGTATACTAAAGAAAATTAATATAACAATATGACCACAAACAAAAAAACTGATATCACCATTACTACAATCGAACAATCAATTGTACCAATAGCCGAGCAAGCTCAATCACTTGCCATAACCGATGACAGTTCTCTCAAAGAAGCGGTGTCTTTACTCTCACAGCTCAACAAATACAATGACAACATTACCGAAGAAAAAGAGAAAGTGACCAAGCCTCTCAATGAAGCATTGAAAGCAGAGCGATCACGTTGGAAACCACTAGAGACAATCTATCAAACAGCGATAGACTCTATACGCTCTAAAATGAGCATCTATCAAACCGAACTTACCGCTAAACGTAAAGCAGATGAACTTGCAATAGCAGGCCGTATAGGAGCTGGAAAAGGCAAATTAAAGCCTGAAACGGCTATCAACAAGCTATCGAACTTACCAACGGTTGAGAAAGAACACGCAACGCAAGAAGGATTGGTCCAGTTCAGAGAAACACCGACACTTAAAATAAACAACATTGATGTTATCCCAAAAGAGTTTTTTGACTTAAATGAGACACGACTATTGAAAGCGTTGAAGGAAGGCAAGGAAATCCCAGGAGCGGAAGTGGAGATCATTCAGATACCTGTGAATTACAGGTAGTATAAGGTTATCCACAGGTATCCCTTGACAACCTAATTGATAGGTATATAATGGGTGTATATGAAAAAATACCAGATAATCTACGCAGACCCACCTTGGGCATATAGGCAAAAACAAATCAATTTTCAGTCTTATGATAAAGGGAAAAAGTATGAAAATGATGTAACTGAACATTATGAAACTATGTCTAATGAAGATATAAAAGCTCTTAATGTTGCTCAAATAACAGATACTGATTGCCTATTATTCCTTTGGGTAACATCTCCAAACCTTGATATTGGAATAGAAACTGGAAAAGCGTGGGGGTTTGAGTTCAAGACCGTTGCTTTTGTTTGGGACAAACAACGAACAAACTATGGATTTTATACGCTATCGCAAGTTGAGTTATGTCTTGTTTTCAAGAAAGGGAAGATACCCAAAAAAGCCGTATCTAACATCAAACAGTTTCTATCAGAGAAGTTAGGTAAACATTCAGCGAAACCAAACGAGATAAGGAGACGAATAGAAACAATGTTTCCAACACAGTCAAAAATAGAGCTATTTGCTAGACAAAAGTCAGTAGGTTGGGAAGTGTGGGGAAATGAAATAATTAACGATATAACACTATGAAAAGAGAACAACGCTATGGCATAAAATCATTAAACAAAGACTTCCCAACAGAGCAGAAATGCTTGGAGTTTATCTTTGAGGCACAACACAGTAAGAAATGTGGCTGTGGTGGCTTGTATTCGCTTAAAACAGGTCGTAAGACCTTTCAGTGTAGTAAGTGTCGTTTTCAGATAGCCCCGACTGCCTACACCCTATTTCACAAGTCTGACACACCTTTAACACTATGGTTCAAAGCCATTCTCACATTCTCTAACGCCAAGAGTGGTATATCTGCAAAAGAAATGGAACGTCAGTTAGAAGTTACCTACAAAACAGCGTGGAGAATCCTACACTTGATACGAAAGGCACTTGAACAGGACGGATTGCTTTCGGGAGATGTTGAAATGGATACTGCCTATTTCGGTGGTCGTTTTAAATCGGGTAAAAATAACGAGAAACAAAAGGAAGCAATCAAAGCAAAGACTGTGGTTATGGGTGCTGTGCAACGAGGTGGTAATGCTCGGCTTATGATAGTCCCCGACAGCACAGCAAAAACACACGGAGACTTCTTGAACAAAACCATAGACCCGACAGGAACACGCTTGATGACCGACAAAACAAATCGTTTAGAGAAAGTTGCTATGGGTTTCAATCGCCATTCAGTAGACCACGGCAGACACGAGTATGTTCGTGGTGATGTCCACGCAAATACCATAGAGGCGTTTTGGTCGCACCTTAAACGAAGTATCACAGGCACGCACAAAGTGGTGTCTAGGAAATACTTGCAGGAGTATTTGAACGGCTTTGTCTTTTTGCGAGACAATCGGCACAGCGACAAGGAGCGTTTTTGGAAACTCCTTTCCGTTTTACTAAATCCCGCAACCGCTTAAAAAATTGTTTTCTGTTCATAAGGAAATGATAACATACGATTTATTTAGGTTATGAGGGGATAGGTATTAGGTTATCCACAACCTGTGATTTGTGAGTTACTGTGTTAATGGTGTAATATATATCTCATGGCACCACTACAAAAAGACATTGGTTCAAAAAAAGCATCGGATGAGCTCTCTTTAAAGGAGCAAGGAAGTAGTGGTCCTTCGACATCATCCGATGCTTTTTCTGTGTCAATAGTCTCACCATTTGAAACAATCGATGATTCTAAATGGAAATTAGCACTTTTTATTGAATCGTTGCGTTTAACATATGGAAGTACTGCAAAATCATTTATCTTCACAGAGGCACAAAAGATAAATGAAAATTTAAATCCTAAAGTTGATGTAGAGGATATTATAGAAATATACAATACCATTGTCATATATGGACGATCTTATACAAAAACTGATTTTACAAAGGATTTACTAGAAGATAAAAATTCTTTGAAGCCTTCATTGTCGTTCTCTGAACTCATGGAGCAATCCTTCCCGAAGGCAAGGTACACAATAGAGCCATTCTTTGAACAAGGAACAGTGAACATGGTATCGGCTCCACCAAACACATGGAAGTCGTGGTTATTGTTTCTATGTAGTGCTCATATTGCAGAAGGGACTGATCTCTTTGATAGGTTCCCAGTGGAGAAAGCAAAAGTAATGATAGTCAACGAGGAGGATAGCTTCAGAGCGATTCAGGATCGTTTTAAGATACTTGGCATAACTGATACAGCACTACCGATTCATTTCAGAGTGGCAAATGGTAGCAAGTTTGAGAGTAAGTTTGTTGACAAACTCTTGGATGAATTGAAGGAGAAGCAAATAGGCGTGGTCATATTCGACTCACTTCGAGCAATGCATGATGCTGATGAGAACGATTCAACGGCCATGCAGAAGATACTGGACCAGATGAAACGCATATCACGAGAGAACATTACAGTGATATTCACTCACCACCATAGAAAGAAAGGGATGTTTGAGAAGGGATCAAGTGCAGAGTCATCACGAGGTTCATCAGCTATCAATGCGGCGATTTCAGGGCATATATCACTTGATGAAGAGGAGCGTGATACTGGACTGTATCTCGTCATTAGGCACTTAAAGTCTAAGGCAGGAGAGAAACTACCACCATTTGAAGTGAAGATATTAAAAGAAGAAGGAAAGGTTATCTTCCACTATGATGGCGAGTTCAAAGCCTCAGAGAAGAAATTAAAACAAACGAAAGATCAGATAATGGAAATACTATCGGATGGGAAGTGGAAAACAATGAAGGATTTTGAAAAAATAACTTCAGGTAAGGATAATAAAAGACAAGCACTTGCTTCTCTTAAAAATGAAGGAATGATTGTATCTATTACTCGTAAACAAGCAATTAGTAAGATGATTCCTGTTACAGGTAATGGGAAAGGAAAAAGTAATGAACTCTATTACGCTCTCAACACAGAGAACGCAGAAGCAGTTTCGATGTCAGATGAAATAGTAGCTCAAAGAGAATTTGATGAGATATAAACAAACATTACAAAAAGCTCATGATAAAGATCCGAAGCCTTCGTTTGCAAGAATTGCACTACGAAGAACTAACTGTATTCAGTGTGGGAAAAAATTTGAACTAGGACAATTTGTTGTGTACACACAATTGCATAATTATAAAATAATATGGTGGCATGACAGACCAAGCTGTACTCCAGATAACCCAGAAGAGTATGAAAACTAATCCCTTCAAAGACCGAGATCTTAACAGTGAGTTACGTTTTCCAACACTTAGTTGGTCATCATATCAAGCATTTACTGAATACAATAAAGAAGAGTGGTATCAGAAATATGTCTTAGGTAATAGAGGACATGTTAATTCAGCGATGCAAGCAGGTATAGAAATTGGGGAACGCCTTGCCACTTCGCCAAAGTATTTACCAGAAGTTCCACGACCTGAAATATACGAGTATACGATTAAAGTAAAATTCGGAAAGATTAATTTGAGAGGACATATTGATGGGTGGAGTCCTTCGTCAAAGACATTGGTTGAGTATAAGACAACACAGAATAAGAAACGATGGGATGATAAGTCTGTCCTCAAGCATGGTCAGATAGACTTCTATTGTCTTTTACTTTTTCTCAAAGAAAATATCCGACCAGAAGAACTCACTATTAGTCTTGTGTCAATTCCTGTGGAAATGGGAGGAGATTTTAAGGTAAAACGCAGTAAAGAAAAGATACAGATAATCCCAACAAAACGCACGATGATAGACATACTAAACTTCGGAGTGAAACTAAAACAAACATTCAAAGAAATGCAGGAGTATGTGGATAACCGACGTTTGACAGATACACAAGTATGATATACTTATTTCACAATGGACTAGCACACGATATGGTGGTGATGATTCGTCAATATCTGCTGTTCCCGTGATCGTTAGTGCATTGATGCCCCTGTCGGTCAAAGATACGATTCGACCTGTATTCTTTGAATGGGGACATTAATGCGTTAGGGTCGTGACCATTAAATAATTAGCAAATAAAAACAAATAATTTATGGCAAAAAAAGAATCACAAGAAGTGGCTGTTATTGATCCACAAATGATGGCTGAGCTTGATAGTCTGTACCCAAAAGAAACAAGTAACTTTAGTCGCATTTCACTTCCTCGTATTGGTTTTGCAAGTCAAGATGTAATCGAGGGAGTAGGAAAAGCAAAGAAAGTTACTGTTGAAGCTGGTACATTCTTCATTGAAAAACAAACAGATGAAACAAATGCAGAAGGAAAGAAGATTTGGTCAAAGACAGAAATAGGACAAACATTCGATGGAATAATTCTTTATCACCGCTACCAGTTGTCTTATTACGATGAAGAAAAAGAGGAATATTCAAGTACTCCTGTCTTTGATAGTCAGGAAGAAGTACTCCCACTTTTCTGTAATAAAAAACAGATTGCAAAGGGTACAGCTATTGAATTGAAAAAGTTGTATAAGTTTGTAGATAAGGATGGTAAGGAGAAATCAAAACTAAAGGACAATCGTATTGTATATGTCCTTTACGAGAATGAATTGTTCCAGTTGAATCTTCATGGATCAAGTATGTATTCATTTTTGAAGTACATCAAAACAGTAAATCCTCCAACAATCATTACAAAATTTGCATCTGAGTTTCAGGAGAAAGGAAAGATACAGTGGAACATGATGACGTTTCATCCAAGATATAGTATTACTCCAGAACAATTCCCTGAAATTCTTGCAAAAGTAAAGGAAATCAAACTTGCAGTTCAGCTTGAAAAAGGAACGCAAGTTGAAGTGGTTGATAGGTATGTGAAGGAAAATGAAGATGCGGAAGAGGAATTTAATAAGAAGTGGTAATAAAAAAACATATGGCACTTAAATTTAAGGTCGGTGATAGAGTGAGAAGCAGACAACCTCGTGAAGAATATACAGGAACCATTGTTAGGATGTGGGGTGATGAATGTTATGTTAATCGAGATGATGGAAAAAGTAGTGAATGGGGATGTAAAATTGTTGGAGATAATGTAGCAACAGCATATGGAGTCTGGGATGGTAAAAGTTATCTTGAATTAATTGAAGAAAAACCAAAATTCAAAATCGGTGATAAGGTAAGGATAAAATTAAAAGGAGGAATTACAGCAACATCAATGAGTTATCCTGGATATGTTGGAAAAATTACTAAAATAGGAGGTAAATCATTTGATAAAACTGTTTGTGGTTATTGTTGGTACATGGTAGATAACGCTAAAGACTGTTGGGAAAATGATTTAGAATTAGTAGAAGAAGGTGTAACTGTAGGAATTGATACAGGTTTAACTTCTTCAAGTGTATTCGTAGATGAGACAAGTACTTGGAATTACAATTTATCCTTGGATGGGGCTATTATTAAAAAACCTAAAAAAACAATTATGGAAAACATCGTAGATTTCGCAAAGAATTTAGTATTAACAGATGATGAAAAGTTACTCAGAAAAATGGGTTTGAAAGACTCATGTGGTAACTACACATCAACAGCTTTTGATCTTCTCGAACAGAAGTATGCTAAGGATAACGAAGCATACCTTATCGAAATAGCAAAGGCTAAAAAAGCTGACGAAGATTCAAAGAAATAGCTTCTATATAGAGCACATCTACATGGTGTGCTTTGTTATGGCAACTAACAAGAAACAAGAACGACACCTATGTTTCAGATGTGGAAGAAAACGATCAATCACTCAACTTAACATGTGTGAATGTGGTAAGACATATTGGTGCAAGAAAGGTTGTGAGATTACTGGTAAACGTCAATGGGATAAATGGAATTTTGGTCAACATGGTAGATCACCTAAAGTAATTGTATGAGTGAATTAACTCCACTTACTCATCAGCAACGTATTATAGATCTTAACCCTGCAAAGATTTTGCTCGATTGGTCGCCAAGAGTTGGTAAAACCTTACCAGCTTGTATTTGGATAGATAAACCTGAACAAGGCAATAACACTTTTATTATATGTAAAAAAAGTAATAAGAAAGAATGGCAGAGTATGGGAACAAAAGCAACTGTACTTACTAAGGAGGAGTTTAAGAAAGTTGGACTAACTATAAAAAACCCTACAGCAATAGTCGTAGATGAAATACACAACTTCGGTGCAGCATTATTCGTTAAAGGTCGCTCACAGTTAGCTACAGCACTTTATAACCTACTTAAAGAATACCCAGACTGTCATTTTATGGGTTTGTCTGGTTCTATGGTAAGAAATTCACCGTGGTCATTTCATACTTTATTATGTTACATAGGTGTTTATATTCCGTGGAAAGATTGGAGAAAAAGATTTTTTGAATTGAGATTTATGCCATATCTTACAAGACCAGCTTATTTCCCTAAAGAGAACTGGCGTCAAGGTGTTTATCAGCTTAGGAAAAAATATTGTGACCAAGTCAGTCTCCATGAAGTAGTAGATAAATTACCACCAGTTATTCCACAAGTTATTAATATCAAACAAGAGAAGTATGTAAAGCCAATAGATGAGGTAGTAACATGGGTACACGAACACAGACACGAACAAAAAGGAAAGGTAAAATGGATATTAGAGCAGGAATACAAGAAAGTTATTATTGTGTGTCGGTATACGGATCAAATAAATGGTATGGCAGAAGTTTTGAAAGATTATAAACCTGTCTATATTCTCAATGGTCAGACTAAGAATCAAGGTGAGACTATTAAACAAGCACAGGAAGCAGAGGAATGTTATTTTCTAGTTAATTCAAAGATTGCAGAGGGGTGGGATGGATGGATGTTTGATACCATGATCTTTGCATCAATGGATGATTCTTTTGTAAACAACTTTCAAATGCATGAGCGACAGAGAAATATAAAAAATTTAAAAGATATTTCAATAATTTATTTGATTGGTGGAAAATGGGATGAAAAGATTTATAAGTCATTTTTATTAGGTCAAGATTTTAATCCACATGTTGCCTAAACTTCCTAAACAAAACAAACATAAAGAATCAACTTTTGGATCTAAATTAGAAGCATGGTTTTTAAAAAACCCGATGTTTTCTTGTGCATTAGAGGCAAAACAAACTGATACCGATTCTATACCTTTTTTATGTGTTAAGGATGAACAGTTAGAATGGGGTATGGCGATACGAAGTCGTAAAGGTATCATGGCTCGTATTGCACCTGTAGTTGAAGGTATGCCCGACTATATCTGGTGTCGTAACATGCCGTCATTTGTTGTAATTAAATTTCCTAAGTTTTTTTGTTTAATATCTGTTCCAGTCTTTATTCAAGAGCGTAATAGGAGTAAACGTAAAAGCCTTACTTCTAGCCGTGCTAAAGAGATATCCACAGTTGTGGTTGACAACTAATTATATAAGTATATAATGAATAGTGTGAAAGGTCGTAAATAACACAAAACCAATGTTAAAAAAAATATACAAATCACTAATGGTATCTTCTGCAACTCATCTTGATGTGGTCGTAGAAGCTACCAAAAAGGGTTTAACAATCGATCAATTTATCAATCAATTAATGAAATTATATTATGAAAAAAATAATTCTTAGTCTTGCATTCATGTTTGCGTTCGTAGGTATTGCACATGCTGACGATACAATATTGCCACTTCCTGTTGGAAATGGAAATCCTAGTATGGTAGTTAATGCGTGGGGAACAACTAATAGTCAGCTCCCTCACATTAAACCAGGTGTTGCTGGTTGCCCTTGGTTCTATTCAATTGACTGTGTAGACATCTCTGGTACAGCGTATTACAAAGCTCGATTCAAATAGTTCGTTTATTCAGTCCATTCATTGTGGACTGAAGTAAGTGCATTATTAATTAATTACGATAAATGGCAAAAAAAATAATTACTGAAAATAGTATTAAAGCACGAGAAACATTAGCAAGAGGTGCGAATAAACTTGCAGAGGCTATTGGATCAACTATGGGTCCATTTGGTCAAAACTGGTTTCTTGAAAAGAAAGAAGCTCCTACAAATGATGGTGTCTCAATTGCAAGAGAGTTTAATCTTCCTGATGAGGTTGAAAACAAAGGAGTAAAAGCTATTCGTGAATCAGCTATAAAAACTGTTGAGGAAGTTGGTGATGGTACATCGTCAGTTATTGTTTTTGCAAATGCTGTATATCAGAATCTTTCTAAGTATCTATCAAAGACAGGGATTATGGGTAATAGAAAACCTGTTGAATTGAAACAGCAACTTGAAAAAGAAAAACTAGAAGTCATTGAAAAATTGAAGGCAATGGCAACTCCAATTGAAACTGTTGAACAGCTTATAGATTCAGCTCGTGTTTCTGTAGAAGATGATGAACTTGGTAAATTAATTGGTGAAGCTCAGTTTAAACTTGGAAAGTCTGGGTATCTTCTTGCTGAAGAAACAGCAGAAAGAACATCATCTGTTGAAATAACCAAAGGTATTAGAATAGACAATGGTTTTGGTACATCGCAAGTAATCAATAATCAAGAGAAACAAACCCTTGAAATAGAAGATACTAAAATCATTCTTACTTCCTATACAATCAAAGATATTGCTGATTGGCAGAAAGTTATGAAGATCTGTGATCTTATTTGGCGACAAGGTAAGACAAATAAAGACGCTGAAACAAAAATGTGTCCTATTACCATTATTGCTCGTGCGTGGACTGATGAAACAGTCAACTTCTGTCTTCAGAATATCAATAAAGGAGCAAAAATATATCCACTCTCAGCTCCGTATGTGAACATGCAGGAACGCTTTAAGGACTTGCAAGCAGTCCTTGGTGGACGTTTTATTGATTCAGAATCAGCCTTCTTAGAGGATCTTCAATTGTCTGATGTTGGATTTGCAAAGAAAGTTGTCGCTCGGAGATATGATGCAATTATTACAGGCGTTGATGATGAAAATACAACTGAACGAATCAACAAACGTGTAACAGAATTGAAAGCTCAGTATGAAGGAAGTCAATCAGACTTTGAGAAGAAACAGCTTTCAGAACGTATTGCACAACTTGAAAATGGATTTGGTGTTGTTAAGGTTGGATCTCCTTCAGACATGGAACGAAAACGATTATTTGATAAGTGTGACGATGCAGTTAATGCTGTTCGAGTAGCCTTTCAAGAAGGAACAGTAAAGGGTGCCGGACTTGCTTTCAAAGAGATTGCAGAGTCACTTCCTGATACATACCTTCTTAAACGTCCTCTTATGTCAATCAATGAACAGATAATGTTTAATGCTCCAAGTGATTTTGTTGTTGAAGATTGGGTGCGAGATCCTCTCAAAGTTATGCTTACTGTTCTTGAAAAAGGTATCGAATCTGCATCAGCATTAGCAACAGCAGGAGGAGCAATCGTTGCAGAAGTTCCAAAAGGTTTTAATGAGTTGTTCCAGAAACAATTAGCACAATCGCAAGAAGGTGAATAATATGATATAATAATACACATTATGAAAACATCAAAATTTGAAAAAGCTGATAAAAAGGCAGATAAGAAACAAGGAGTAAAAGAGGGATCTAAAAAAGATATATCTCTTGATAAGAAAACAAAAGGAGTACTTCCTCCACGAATGCATGCAAAGGTTCTTACTAAAAAAGCAATGAAAGTTGTTAAGAAGAAATAAATGCCTTACAAATCCAAAGCTCAACAAAGATACTTCCATGCTAATAAAGCCAAACTTGAAGCTGAAGGAATCAATGTAGCTGAATGGGATAAATCAACTGGTAGTAAGAGATTACCTGAAAGGATCGGTAAGACAAGACATCAAAAGTCTGTTGAGAAACTTAAACGAGCATTAAAATAATGAGAAAAATAAAATCACTTACAATTCGTTCACTTATCAAAGATGCATGTGAAGAAAAAGGAGTTCCATTTAGAAAGGCAGGATATAGACGAGCAAAGAAAAGGTACAATCAACTTTCTTGGAATCGTAGACATCTCGTCACCTCATAGCATACAAATTACCGCTTTAGAGCGGTTTTTTGTTATCCACAGTTGTAGTTTGACTTGTGACGAACTGTTCGTTACACTTAGATCAGTTCCCTTTCACACATTAACAATTAACATAACCCCCATGAACTCAATCAAACAATATCTTATAGGGAAGAAGAAA